GGACCAATTCCAGGAACTCCAGGAATGTTATCAGTAGAATCACCCATAATTATTTGTTTCCAATAGTTATAATTGGCATCTTCTTCGTGTATAGTGTATACAAGATCTTTTCTAGGGTTATAATGTTTACCCTCTATACAATCTAAATCTTTATCAACACTAATTACAATATAATTTTTGGAATAAGAATCATCAATAAAACCATATTCTAGATTCCAGTTTTCCCATAATTGTTTTTCAATTTGGTAAGCCCAAATTCGTATCATGTCATCAGCTTCACAGTATTCAGCAAATGTACATCCTTTATAATCATTAACAATTTCTGACTTCAAATCGAAGAACCAATCTGGCCTTTCTGATTTTGATTTAGAACGATTTGCTTTATATTTATCATAAATATCGTATCTAAAATTACTACCTTCATTGTTTCCAATTGCCATAGCATAGTCGTCTACAAATAATGATTCTGTTATAGATGTGAACAAACTATCAAAATTTTCTCTAGCGTGTTCTTTAGATTCTGCTTCCCACATAGCCATATAGACTAATACATCACCATCAATAAGTGCTATCATTATAGCTCCTTTAATTGTTCTTTAACGTCAGGTAATTTTTATTGTTATTTTCCAACTACTTGACGTCTTTCTAGTTTATAATAATTTTTTGTCATAAGATTATCTAAGCTATAACCTAATCGTGAAGCAATAATAGTCACATACCAAAGTATATCACCTAATTCTTCAACAACTTCTTCTACGGTTTCTGCTTCAGCAGCTTCTCCAGCTTCTTCAACAAGTCCATCAAATAAATGATTATAATGACGATGATTTTTGTTATTATTATAAAATTTCATTGCTAAATCTTCATATAATTTAGTATTCATTATTCAATAACCTCACAAATTTGCCAATCTCTATGAACAGTATTAACGTGTTGATCATTAATTTTATTAACACCTGCAAATTCATTTATCATTTCTTTTGCAACTTTTTCTGCTTTTTGTTTATTTCTAGCGTCAACTTCAAAAGTAAATCCTTCTTCATAAGAAACCGCTACTTTATATCTTTTCATACTACATTATTCCTAACTCTTTTAAACATTCCTTCAGGACTGTTAACTGCTGATACAATGTCCAATAATTGATCATAATCAATTGCTATAACATCATATTCATTTTTAAATTCTTGGAATTGTCTGAGAAAAACATTTCCATTTTCTCCTATTATAACTTCAATATCTTCAAAATTATCTTTATCAGACATTACGGTTATTATGCAGCCATCTTTTTCAAACTCTACTGTAAACATTATTGCTCACTCTCTTTAGCTTCTTTGTAGCCGTCTTCATAACCTTCACTATAACCAACTTCTTTGCCTTCATAAAAACCATCATCATGCCCTTCTGACATAGCTTCTTCTTTTAAATTTGACATTTCAGTTGTGTTTTTATTAGTTGAATGTTCTAATATTTCTTCTTCAATTTCTGTTAATAAGTCTTGCAACTTATCTGTTATTTTTACTTCATAAAATTTTAATTCTTCATAAAACTTATCAAAGCTATTTTTAATTAATACTTCTAATGAAATTGTACTTTGACTACTCATTTTGTTTTCTTTCTCCGATTAGCCTTTTCTTTTTCTTTAGACCTTTTACGCTCATCTGAAGACATAGGGCGAATGTGGTCTTGATACCAGACCTTAACTACCATATCATTATATTCTTTACCTTCTACATATGGTAGTATTTTGCCATTACGCAATTTTACCATTCCCCTAGTGTACTTCATAATAATCGTCTCCTATTTTACAATCACCACAAGTCATTATATTAATACCTACTGCTTTAGGTGCTTCAGCAAAACAATCAATTATAATATCTTTAGCGTGTTCTGCTTGTTCCTCTTTTACTTCAACAGTATGTTCATCATGATAAAACAATAAATGTTTAAAATCAATATTAGATTTTCTTAATCTTTCATCTATCATTTGAACAGTGTATTTCATAACAACAGCTTCAGCACCTTGTATCAAATAATTAAGTGCTTTGTGTCTTTGATCTCTAGCTAATTTAATTGGTCTATTATCTAAGCCTATAATATAACCTCTTTTTTCTATTGCATCATTACATTTATCAACTAGTTTAACTAATTTTGGTAATGCTTTCTTATACTTAGCAACAGACTTTTTAGTTTCTTGAACAGACTTATTAATATAACCACTAAGCTTTTGAGCACCTGCTCCATAAAGATAAGCAAATATAAATCGCTTAGCTTCATTTCTTGTGCAGCCAATAATATCAGCATTCATTTGATGAATATCGCCTTCTAATACTTGTTTAGTAAAATCAGAATCATTCATATAATGAGCTAATAATCTTAATTGACAGGCTGCACTATCGGCACTAACTAATTTATAACCTTTAGGTGAAGTAAACAAACTCCTTATTTCTTTTCCGAGCGTTGCTTTCCCTGAAGGTAAGTTGGCGATGATTCTATGTGTTTGCCTAAACGTTGGAGTACCCACGTTAAAAACATCTCCATGTAACCTTGAATTTTCATCGACATAATCAAACCACCCTTTCAAAATTGATTGTCTAGATCTTAGAGTATAATACTCCATTAAAGCTTTTCCAACATCACCTAATGGTTCCAGTGAACTATCTGTGAGTTTTGCTGAGACTTTGACGAACTGTCCGTTAACCTTTTTCCAGTTCCATTCATCGGGCGTCCACCCAATTGTCCCCAAATAAGACTTAACCGTATCAGTGTTACCAATATCACCAATAGTATAATCAAGCCTACAGTAATCTCCCCAGATTTTGGAATCATCAATAGTGCTGCCCATGTCAACCCCAAACCACTTGACAATATGGGAAGATAGCTTTCCTGTTTTCGTGTAAGTCGGACTTTTTTTGATCGCATAACGTTTACCTGTAATTGGTTCATGTTCTTGTTGCGTGTCGGGATCCACGACATTTACTTTAGTTGGTAGTAAGGGATTGATATAATTAGAAATGTCTTCCATCTTTTTATCTATATCATTAACTAAAGCTTCAGCAGCTATTTTATCAAACTGCCAACCATTCTCACACTGTTCTGTCATAATCCTATCTAATTCCATTTCAGACCGTAAAGCCTTAAGAATATTTTTAGAATTATGTTTTTTAATATAAACTTGAAGTTCTTTAAGAAGATATTTGTAAACTTTAACACCAAGCCTTACATCTTGTTGCATATAAATAAACATATCATTATTAAATTCTTCAAAACCTCCAGTATAGTCTCCTTTATAATCGTTAAAGAATTCACCCCATTGTTTTAGAGCGTGACCAAATCCAAACCTTCGGTAGTTTAGTACTTGACTCATTATTTTAGTACATTGTACAGTAGCTTTAGGTTTCCATCCTGTTAACTTGTTTAAAGCAGCAACATCATAACCATAAGCATTATGTGCTATAATAACATCTGCTTTATCTAATAAAGATAAAAACTCTGTAAGTTGATTAGGAAGAAACCAATGCTCCTCCCCAGTTTCAACATTAATAGCACCTGCACAATGAAACTTAGATATTTTAGGAAGCAAATTATTTGCCTCAATATCAAATACTAGTTTCATTACTTTCTCGCTTGTTTATAGTTATGTATAAACCTTCTTCTTCATTTTGTTCATACTCTACACTAATATTAAAATTATCTAGTACTTCTGAAAAACTTTGTAACATTTCAATATGACCTATGTTAACATCATGTACTCTTATCCATTTTTCTTCATATTCCATATTATTCTTCCATCTCTGCTCTTGCTATACATCTCATTTCTTTAGAGATATTATACATTAAGTAGGCTATACAATCTCCATACGCATCTTGAACATGCCAACCATGATCTTCCTCAGTAATATCATCTGCAGTACCATTTAAAAATTGTTCTGCCCAAAATTCTAAAGTATCTGCTAATTCTCGATAATTACCACCTTGAAGATCAAATTCAAGATTGTCTAAAGATATTTCTCCGATCTTCATACATCATTTCCACTTCTGTATCCCTGTATATTTGATAAGCTTCATATGCTTGATAAACAGCCTGTTTAAGAGTCAGACTAGGATGGAAGTTTTTATACATCTTTGCCATTCTTCTTATATAGGCTTGTTCAAACTTTTTTAACACTTTTTGACCTTTTCTTAATATACGTTTCTAATGCTTTTATATATTTGTTACAATCTTCTTCAGTTTCAAAATAAGATGTACCTGCAGAATTATAGTTAACATAACTAATACCTCCAGCTTTAAATTGATATACTAAATCACTTACATAACATTTTAAATATTCTAAAGCAATTATTTCTGACTTGTCTTTATCTTTCATACTAGTCTCCTAGTAAAGCTTCTAATCTTCTTTTTACATCTTGTAATTCATCAACTGCATAATCTAATACAGAAGATTCATAATCACAAGTTTTATGCAAACAACTAATAGCTAAATCAATTTTTTCTATTGCTGCTCCTAAATTATGTTTAATTTTAAGAAATTCTTTTTCTTGATTTGTTCTTTGAATAATTTCTTCAGTTATCATCTTCAATTACCTTTACTAATCTATCTGCATACCATGCAATTTTTTTCGCATCTTGAAGTTTAGAATCTTTTTTACCTAATCGACAAGCATATTTAAATACTTGACCTAATAAATGTGACTCTACTCCGCTATGATGTTTAAGAATGTATTCCATTAAATGCATATATTCTAAACCCTCTGGGAATCTTTTATATGCTTCAGGTGGAATCATCTTATAGTGTTTAGGATTAATAATTTGATCCTGTTCATCATTACTCATATCTTCAAACTTGCCATGAAAATTTAAACGAGCATATGTATTCATATTTTCTGTTTCATTGTCTGTCATTGCTATATCTGTCATAATTCTTTTTTCTACTCGATTATAATTATTACTTTCTAAAAGAAAATTAGACCAATTTTGAGTGTCAAGAAGATCTCTAAGAATTCTTTCTTTGTTTCTCATTTTGACTACAATTACTTTTGGGTTTTCTTCCCAACAAGGATTAGACCATTCATCTAAAGCTTTTTGCCAATCATGAGTTACTAATGTTTCAACATTACCTATCTCAACATGATATTGCATTAATGCACCTCTCCAGCTTTTAACTCTTGAATGTGTTTTTTAAGTGCAGCTTTATTTGAATAACCTTGCATTTGAGCAGCCATTTGTTCTGCTTCATAACGCGTATATCCAGCTTCATATTCTAGTATTGCTGCTCTTTCTTCAAAAGAACATTCAATTATTTCCCAATCTATCTTCCAGTTATGTTTACCAACTGTTGTACTCATTTGACAATTCCTCTCTCAAGTAATCACCGTATTCTTGTATTATTAATCTTTTAACTCTGTCTGATACAGGTACACATCTTCTTGTATTCCATATATCAGTAATAGTTACTTCTCGCCAAGCAGGTTCATCTGAATTATGTGCGTTAGATCCTCCATCTCGAACCTCTCCATGCACTTCAACAGCTAACCATCTAGCGCCTTTAAATTCTTCTATTACACAGACTTTAGATATTTCATTCATTACCGTGAACCTTTTCAAAGAATTCATCATCTTCATTTATCATATTATAATTATTATCATAAAGATAAACATTTGCTTCTATCATATTATCTATAGTCCAAGGTATTGAAGTAGCTAAATCATATAATTCATGATAACTAGCTCCTTTAGTGTTTTCACCTTTAAAGTCTAATTCATATGTTACTACTACTTGTGCTGTAGGCATTAATATAACTCCATTACTGGGTGATTGTTTACAATCCTACATTGAACTAATGTACCTTCATGTAATGGTTCTTTAGTGTCAGCCATTACAAAAGTATCATATTTGTAAGGATCATACATTATTAATCTACCTCTCCCAAGATTAAAGAAAGTGTCATACTCAATATTGCCTCTAATAAAGGCGTGTACATTTTTTTGTTTTGTTTGTCTTGTTTTATCGCGTCCATATTTTCTTACGATAAACTTTGGTAGTCCTACTACTACAGATTCCTTACGTGCTACAACTAGACCGTAAGTTTTAACCTCGCGAGACGTTACACAAAACAATTTTTTTCTTAAATGCCAATGTACTTGTGCTTTCATAATACTTCTCCTGTCCCAAAGTATTTGTGTAAATATTTATATAAGCTATA